AATTGATAAGAAGATCCTCCTTTACCACCAGTTCCACCAGCACCTACATATCCACCAGCTCCACCGCCACCACCAGCACCAGCTCCGTAAGAATCATATGTCCATTTAATTCCACCCTGTCCACCATCACCACCACCGTCTCCTACAAAATCTCCACCAATAGGATTACAACTACCATAACCATTACAATTCAACCAACCACTACCACCTTTAACAGTAGTCTTAGATATAAAATATGAATCTCCTGGTCCATCATAATACTCACGCCCAGTAGAAATATCAAAAGGAGCACTATTAGTATTATTAGATTCTCCAACTACAACAGTATAAGATTGACCTGGTGTTACTGAAATATTATTCTTCCATCCAAGTCCTCCACCTGCAGATCCATCAAAACCACCAGCACCACCATTACCAGCATTCGTTCCACCAGCACCAACAGCGACTACAGAAACAGAGGTAACACCTGCAGGACAAGTCCAACTATAGGTTCCTTGTGTTGTATATTCCGATTGCCCTTGAGGATCTGAAGTATTGGTTGATGGAAATGATCTTCCAGATCCCCATATTAATCTTACTGCACCACCAGCAGCATCACCCTTTCCAGAAGCACCACCTCCATAAGATCCAGCAGTTGATGCCTCACCATTACTAGTATTTCCCCAAGTACCATTAGATCCACCAGATCCTCCACGACCACCATAATCAGATGTGGAATTACCATTTCCAGCAGCACCATTTGATCCTGAACCTTGGATACCAGTTCCACCTCCAGCACCAGCATCACTTTGTACTGCACCTTGAATAGCCCATCCACCTCCACCTCCACCACCAGATCCACTGCTTACTTGAGTAGCCCATGATGCAACGTTTGTACCACCATCTCCACCAGATCCACTATATCCACCAGCTCCTCCACCACCACCATAATATCCTGTACTACCAGAACTATAATATCCACCTTTTCCACCAACACCACCACCATCTCCAGTATATGTTCCACCATCAGCATTTGTCCCACTAAATTCTCCTATCTGCGTCATACCACCACCACCTTTTACAGTAGATGAGCTTATAAAATACGAATCTCCACCATCCACACCAACTCCAGATACTCCATTAACTCCAGCAGCACCAACAACTACAGTATAAGATTGACCTGGTGTTACTGAAATATTATTCGTGTATCCAAGACCACCACCTGCACCTCCACCAGACCAGTTAGTATCATTAACACCACCACCTCCACCAATACAAACAGCACATACTGATATTACATTGGAAGGACAAGTCCAATTATATGTTCCTGCTGTAGTATATGTTTGTGAACCATCTGGAATAGGTCCTGTTGATGTATCATTAATTGTTATAGTAGAACTTTCCGCAACCTGATTTGTTCTAGCAGCATCGGTAAATAATCTTGTCTTAAATGTCTCAGGTCCTTCGGTTGCTGAATCTGCTTCAGTATATACTGCAAATGTTGCGGCATTACTAGTAATAGTAATTGACCCATCCATTGCTCCAGAAACAAAATCAGCACTTGTTACATTATTTACTGATACAGCATCCCAATAAAGAGTTGTTCCATCATCTACATTTGCAGTTGTCACAGTCGTAGTACATGTAGCACCTTCCTCTACACTACTAGGAACAGAAAGAGAGTATGTTGGATCAGAACTACCCATCATGAATAGCATTTGTACAACTTTGATACTCATATTATGATAGTCCAGCTCCAGATACTACAAAAGTATTACTTGAAACACATAAAATAGTAGCAATTCCTTTTTCAGCTAAAGTCCTATTACCTGTCGTAGAAGTTCCTGCAAGATACATTGTGGTATTACTACCTTCAGTAATGGTTATATTAGAAGAACTATTATTAAAAATTGTAATCGCATTACCAACAGTAAGGATATTCTGATCCACTTGCACCGAAGAATTTGTATTAATTAAAGTACCAATATCAGACGCAGTTAAACTATGGGAAGCAGATTTTGTTGTGGTTGCAAACTTTTCTCCAATAATAAGTCTACCACCCATATTAGCGTGAGCAGTGCATTGATAGAATAAAAAATTAGGTGCATCATGAGGAACATCAAATATAATATCAGTTGGTGCAGCACCATCGTTATTAGTTACACCAATATTATATTGTGTTCCTGTAGATCCATTAGGAGTACTTTGAATTCTAAAAGGATGTCCTGAAGATCTATTATGAAAAATATATTTCTGACCTCTAACAAGATTTAAATCTGGATCATTTATTGTACCATTTAAACCTGGTCCCTGAAAAGTGTAGTGATCACTTGCATCATTACCAATTATCCAACCAGATAAAGCACCACTAAATTCAGTAGCAGTACAAGTTCCACCTATTGATACGTCAGTGCTTATTGCAACATTAACAGCATTTAAGTTTATATTATTTGGACTTGTAATTGTTGGTGTGCCAGATGCTCCGATTAAATTAAATTTCCTTACACCAAAACCTTTATCTGCCATTGTATTTTTTACCTATTTAGATTAAGAGATCGACATTCCACTAATGGATGCTTGTCCATTATTAGCAAATGGATTATATAAAATTCTACGAGGAGAACTCTTCAAACTATAAGTACTACCCCAGTAATTTGAATCAGTAGAACCATTACTTTGATATGGATCATAAAAATCTGTCGAAGGAACTTCCACAGAACCATGAGTTAATAACCAATTCCTAGCTTCTGCTCTTGTAGATTGTGGTTGAGATTCCAAATACAACGCCATCACACCACATACTTGAGGTGTTGCCATACTAGTTCCACTTATAGCATAATTATAAAAACTATTGTTTCTTGGATCAGAATATCCAGTAGCATATGGACTAAGAATATTATGCCCACCAGACCAAACATCAATAGCAGGTCCTCTATTACTAAAGGAAGAACATCTTTCTTGAGATCCAGATTGTCTAGTAACATCTATAGATACAACAACAATTGCAGCATCCTCTTTATCTTGATGTGTAATTGCAGGAGTTCCACCTCTATTATAATAACTTAAGTGACCACTAGTATAATAAAAAGTACCAGAAGTTACTTCATTCATATAATCTTTTCCACCTGGATAATCTTGCTTATCGTCAGAATTACCTGCAGCGAAAACCCATACAATATCCTTACAATCAGGATCATCAAATACCTCATCAGCCTCAGTCTGACCAGATGTTCTAGTAGTAGTGAATTGATTATAAACTGAATTCAGTTGTGACTGATAATAAATTGCAGGAGCAACAGTAGAAGTTATTTGAGACTCACTATAAGAAGATCCTCTAAAATTAACAGTATGACTTAAATCATTACGAAAAAATTGTCTATGTCCCCAACTACCATTAACAACTGTAGGATTTCTTCTACCTGTTACTGGATTAATTGGTTTATTTTTATGCCAAACTTTAATATAATCAAATCCATCTGATGGTTCAGACCATCCAAGATCACTTCTATCAACACAAGCAACAGTCCATATGTTTGCTTCAAAAGCATGACCAAACTGATTACCAGCAGCAGTTCCAGCACAGTGTGATCCATGATGGTTTGCTAAAGAATTACTTTGATTACCAAATTCATGCATCAATAAAGCACCAGCAACATTATAATTTGCAAATGATCCTGATCCAGGAGCAACCAAACCTTCACTAGCCCAATTAATACCATACTCAGATTGACCATGAATTAATATATCTCTAACTCTACTCTCAGTTTCACAAGCTAAACTATTTGCAACAGATGTATATCCTGGTTTTAAAAATTCTGGATGATTCCAACGAACCCCAGTATCCATAATAACAACATCAACATTCTTTCCTGATAATGTATATTCTAAATCACCGTAAATGTATGTTTGAGATCCAAAAGCATCTGTATTATTCCTTTTACTATGCCTCAATAAACCCCATTGAGTAAAATCTAAAGTTGTTCCTGGATTACCTCCACCACCAGAAGCATCTCTTCTATTCTCAACATTATATTTAAATCTATTTGTAGTTAAATGACTATCAAACTCTTGATCATATTTTCTCTGTTCTAATTCATACTCATTATATAAACTAGATCTTTCAACCCATTCAACCTTAGAATGATTTCTTAATATCTCTGCCTCTGCAGGAGACATTTCATATACACTCCTCTTGGGAGAACACTTCATCTCTGAAGTACAATCAATCTTCCTGTTTGGAATATTATCTATATTATTTTCAGTGATTATATAATCATGAATCTCTTGCCAATCTGCAGCATCTTTTACGCAAACTGCATATGCCTGTTGAGTGTCAGGATATACAACAAGAACTCTTCCAGTATTTGAATCTAATGTTGTGCTAATCATTATACTCCCTCTATTCTAGTGAAAACATATTCTAAATTCCCAGTAATTGCATTTTCTGGGGTAGCATTTATAGTGACCTCTCCATTAAAAATAGATGATCCAACAGAAACTAGTAAATCATTACCAGTATATGTTATAGCATATTCTTGGGTCTGAGTATTGGTTCCATCATGAACTACAGTAACCTTCTGGGACTGTTTGCCATAAGTTCCACTACTAAAATACAATGTATAATCTGCTATCTCATTAGTTAAAGCAATAGTATCTAACCGATGAGCAACAGTTGGTGAAGCAGTCCAGTTTCCAGAACCAGTTCCAACACTACCACCACTACCACCAGATCCAGGAGGACCAGTAGGACCAGGAGGACCAATAGCACCGTCATTACCATCAGCACCTGGAGGACCAGCAGTTCCAGGAGAACCAGAAGGACCAGCAGGACCAGAAGGACCAGCAGGACCTGGAGCACCAGTGGGACCTGTAGGACCACTAACACCAGAAATTCCACTTAAAGATGATCCATCACCATAATAACTTCCAGCAGTCACAGAAGATCCTACTGATACATTTTGAACAACTTCTAAATCATAAAAATATGAAACTCCTGTTGTAGAAATACCTGGAATGGTGGCAGCATTAATTGTAGATATACCAACTTTCCAGGTTGATCCATCCCACTTCCATGTTATATCATTTGCAGAATGAGTATCACCTACACTTGGATTGCTTGGAAAATTAATAGCCATTTATTTACCCCTATATCTGTGATTGAACATCAGCATGTTTTGTATCTGGTGCTGGTTGATCTGGTTCAACGATCAAGTTACCTTCACTATCAGTCATATCTAATGACTTAACAGTATCATCTTGTCTTTCACCAACAACCATCCAAGAAATAGTATCAGTGCAAGTATTGTCCTGTGCAGTAATAGTTAATATATTACCAGAAACAGACCCCTTAACAGCAGTCCATCCAGTTTCATTTGATGTGAAGCATTGTATATCTCTATTTAATAAAACAAATGTTCCTTCAGTCATACCTGCCTTTGTATCAATATTAACTGTAGCAGTTCCACCAACCAAATCAATCTTACCACGATAGATAAGATCCATCTGAGGACCTTCAAGGAATGAATGAACCAAATGCTTGGTAGTAGATAACCCAGCTACTGGATGAGGAATCTTAAATGATCCACCACTCTTACTTAGAGTTCCCGTAATTGTAACACCACCAGAAGTTGTCTCCAATTTCTTGGATCCTGTATTTCCATAATACAATTCTGTAGCACCACCCCACCAACAGGCAACACCACTAAATGCATTTAAATAAGGTCTAATGAATATATTACCCCAAACACCAGAAGTATTCTGTCCAGTAATCCAAAGGTTTGTATCCTTATTTTTATTTTGAATATATGTTGCAAAAGCACCAGGTCTATGATGCATCTCTAATCCATTAGATCCAATCTTTAATGTATTATCAGATCCTGAAGTAGTGCAATCTCCAATATCAATATTCTTATTATTAACATCAAGATTACCACCAAGTTGAGGGGATGTATCCCCTATAATATCAGTAGTAATACCAGTAAGTGAAGTATATGGATAATTTATTGCATTTGAAAGATTAAGTCCTGGATTATTATATGATTGTCCAAGGACAAGATTAACTCCACCAAGACCAATAGTTGAATTAGTTAATGCAGAATTAGTGACATTAGTTAAGTTTGAACCATCACCAGAAAAAGAACCAGTAGTTAAAGTAGTTCCATCGAAAGTTAAGTTTGCACTATCTACTAAAGAACCACCTGATCCAACATAAACAACTCTAGTATTAGTTAAGTCTGATACTGTAGCAGAACTTAAAGTTGTTTCTGCACCTGAGAAGTTTGCTCCAGCATTACCATCGACTAAAGCAGAGAAAGTCGAAACACCAGTAACATTTAATTCATCTAGTTCTGTAAGACCATCTACATCAATATCCACGAAAGTAGAAAGACCTGTGAATATTGATTGACCATTAAGAGTTGTATTGTTAAGAACAACTGGTCCTGTATTAGCACTTAGAGCACCTTGGAATGTTGCAGCAGCAGATACAATAACATCATCAAGAATTGATTGCTTATCTACTTCAAGGGTTCCAGCACAGAATAAATCTGTTAATCCAGTAAATCCTGTGGTGCTAATACCTTGAGGAGGTGCAGAATATATGTTAGTTAAGTATTGCCCATCACCATGAAACTCTGTAGCAGTTGCCACACCAGACATACTCACGTTACCAAGATTAGTATGTCCACCTACAACTATAGAACCACTTATATCAGCAGGACCGTTTGCATCAAGAGAACCAACAGTAGATATACCAGAAGTATTAAAAGTTCCTGTTACGTTACCTACAATATTACCAGTAACATTACCAACAATATCTCCATAAAAATTAGTTGCTGTTACTATACCTGTTGAAAATATATTTCCAACATTAGCTCTACCACCTATATCTAAAGTTCCAGTAGCAGATATATTACCAGTTCCAGAAATATTATAATTATTAAGATCTAAATCACCACCAAGTTGAGGTGTAGCATCATTAATAAGATCAGTTCCACCACCACCTGATCCACCACCACCTGATCCAGGAGAAGCATCAACCCATTGAGAACTATCTACATCTGTATAATATATTTTTAAGATACCTTCATCAGATTTCCACCACAGAGCACCATCAGTAGGACTAGCAGGTGGTGTATCATTAGTTGTTACAATACCATCTAAATTAGATCCATCACCATAAAATTTATTAGCAGTTACATTATTACTAAATGTTCCATCATAGGCGTTTACATTACCACCAACAACACTACCAACTAAGTTACCAACTAAAGTGGTAGCAGTTACAATTCCACTAACAACAATACCACCAGATGCAACAATACCAGTAACATCTATATGTGGTGATCCAGTTAAATTAAGTGCTACAGTAGCAGTATCAGCATTACCATAACAATCACCTGTAATATTTCCTTCAAATCCATTCGCAGAAGTTACAATACCAGCAAAAACATCAATACCATTAGAATGAACTCGTAGACCAGATCTTGCAGTAACAAGTCCAACAGAATCTACATTAGTTACATCCTCATAAGTTAATGTCTGAACAACTGAAACATTATTAGCAACTATATCAGATACTGTTATATTTGGAGATCCAATTAATCCCTGAGCATTTACCGCAACAGTTGCAATACCTGCAGCATTACTATAGTGTCCTATGTTAATAGTTGAAATTCCAGAAGCAGCATCATAATGAGCCGTTACACCATTGCCAACAAAGTTAACCGTGCCAGCAGTTCCTACAGTAGTTCCTTCATTCTGAAACTCTATCCCAGAAATTATTCCCTCTAAGTATTGACCATTACCACGATACTCAGTAGCAGTTATAACACCTACAACAACATTTGGCGATCCAGTTAATCCTTCAGAAAGAGTTGATATTCCAGATACTTCTGCATAAGTAGAAGTTGTATTAATTCCAGTTAAATTTGAACCATCACCATGAAACTGGAAAGCAGTTACAACACCTACGGCAAAAATATTATTAAATAATGATGTTCCTGTTGTATTAATTCCTAACGTACTTCCACCAGATGCTTGTCCATTCGTAAGAGAATCTACATTAAAAGAAATAAACTCAACTACATCACCCTCAAAACACGGAGAATATATTGTTATAGTGTTACCACCAGGAGCACTATATTCACTGTTAACTAACTTAACACCATTTACATATACATCAGTAAAGAATGGATTATATGTAAATCCAGTAAATGTCGTTTGACCTGCAGTTGCAGTATGTAATATACTATCCCTAACTCCACCAAAACTTGCCCAAGTAACACCATCCTCAGTGCATTTCAAATATTGACCAGGACTACCAAGACTATCACCAGCACCTATACGCCCATTAAAAGTAGCAATACCAGATACAATTAAATTTCTAGCATTAATATCATCAACTGTAATGGATGAACCAGCACCAGTTACTACAATATTAGGAGCATCTAATTGTTGTCCGACAGTTAGAATACCAGAAATATTAGTATCATTACTAATATTAACATTTCCTATTACACCAAGGACAAGTTTCTCATCGGTAAATGATGCTATACCGATATGTTGATGTGATACTCTACCGCTTCTAAACCTTGCCATTAGTTGATATTAATTAAGGGTTTCCAATATACTTCCAATAAATTTTACATGATTAGGATTGCTTGCAGATAATTCTAAACTATCCCCAGACTCAAGAACTAACTTTCCTTGAGTTAAATTCATAGTATCATGACCTTGAATAGGCATACTTTTTACAACCTCTGTTCTTGTAGCACCTCTTACATGATCCAAAGATACTGTATGAGATGTAGAATCTACATTGGTTGTTTGTGACAGTAAAACAACACCACTATATCCAACAGGAGCAGTATAAATCCCCACTGGTGTAGATGGTGCTACAAATGTTACTGTTTTAAATACATTTAATGGTAAAGCCATTTTATAAATCTCCTCCTAATGCTAGAATTAATGGCGTGACATTAGCGGATAAACTCTTGGAATAAAAATTACCCGTAATAGTTCCGCTAATTTGATCTATTTGAACACCCTCACCAATTCTAAAGTTTCCACCTTGGTCAGTGCTGGTATAAACAACTAATCCACCGTTACGGTTGTCAACCTCATTTTCCTGTATGGTGACACCTCCACGAGAAGGAAGAGAAGCAATTGGGTCAACTCCACTACCAATATATTGGAATGAATGACTTGATGCTAATACTCTACTTTGTCTAAAGAAAGGAACCGAAACACCAAGATCAACAGGTCGTGGAAGATTCTCATTGGTAGTTATGGTACAAATACCAGAAGATATTGGAGTTGAATTCTTAATAGAATAATAAGTTGGAATTAATTCTACAGTAGCCGTTGCTGTATTTATCCCTACATCAGGAGCAGAGATTGTAATACTAGGAAGAGTTGTGTATCCTCTACCATTTGAAACAAATTCAATTTCATCTACTTTATTATTAAAAATAGATGCTGCAGTTTGAGCAGTAACACCCCAATCATTAGAAGTGCTAGGATCTTCTACAGTAACTGTTGGTACAGTATTATATCCACTACCAGGATTAGTAATTTTCACATTACCAATACTATAATATAGATCGTCAAAATAAACTACCTTACCGTCAAATGGTCTGATAAGATTAATTTCTGCTTTACCACCACCAATATATGTGTGTGCAAATCTATTAGGTCCAACATATGCAGTAAATGATTTACTATCAACAATAGAAGCAACACTAAACACA